GATGGTTAAAGTGCCTAAGAATAATAATAATATTAAATTTATTCCCAGGTGTAATCTATCGAAACTTAAACAATACTCTGACAATCCCAAAGTCAACGATAAGACTATCGATGCACTATCTCTTTCACTTAATCGATTCGGAGCAATAGCGCCGATAATCTGCAACGAGAAATTTGTCATCTGCGACGGTCATGCTCGTTACGATGCCGCTATCGAACGGGGCGACAAGACTTTCCCGGTCATAATTGCGCCGCAACTGATTGGCAACGATTTCAAGGCCTACAATATCGCGTCTACTCAAACCGCCCGCCTGAGCGATTGGGATACGCCGGTTCTGGCCGAAATAATCAAGTCCCTGTCCGATTCCGGTTACGAGGTCGACGCACTCGGATTCGACGGTAACGAGCTCGAGGATATCCTGAATAGCCTGGACGACGGCGCCGGCGGGACCAAAGGCCTGACCGATCCTGATGATGTCCCTGACCCGCCTAAAAAGCCGATAACGAAACCCGGCGACCTCTGGCAACTCGGTCGGCATCGGCTGCTTTGCGGGGATGCGACCAAGGCCGAGGATGTTGAGCGGCTGATGGATGGGGATAAGGCGAACATGGTATTTACTGACCCGCCGTATGGGGTAAATATTGTAGGACCGAAGGGTAATATAGGGGGGGAAAATATATGTAAACCCGGTAATTATCGGAGGATAATTGGTGACGATAAGCCATTTAACCCATCGCAATTATTAAAGATGGCAGACGACCAAATTATATTCGGGGGAAATTACTTCTCGGATAAATTACCCCCTACTCCCTGTTGGCTTGTATGGGATAAACGGGATAATATCAAAAGTAATAATTTTGCTGATTGTGAAATCGCTTGGACTTCATTCAAGTCACCTTCAAGGATTTACAAATGTTTATGGATGGGGATGATAAAAGAGGGAGAGCATGAGAAAAGATGTCATCCTACACAGAAACCAATAAAATTATTTACTGACATTATGAATGATTATTCTAAGGATTCTATGATTGACCCCTATGTTGGTTCAGGCACGACCATAATTTCATGTGAGCAGACCGGCCGCACCTGCTACGCCATGGAAATCGACCCGATATACTGCGATGTATCAATCAAGAGGTGGGAAAACTTCACTGGCCTGAAAGCGGAGCGAATCAAATGACCGACGCTGAACAAAAACAGGCCTCGATGGTTTACGACAAAGAAGCCGAAGAAATGTTCGCTTACTGGGTTGAGCATAACCGGAATTACGCCGCGACCGGCCGCAAGTTCAAACGCGCCACGACGACCGTCCGGCGCACCGCCGCCAGGTTCGAATGGCTTGACCGCGCTGACCAAATCAAGGAAAAGATTCAACGGAACGTCGATAACCAGATAGCGAAAAAGGAGTTCTCGAATCTCGAAGTCGTCCGGGCCATGAAAAACACAGTCGCCGCGTCAATACTCGAGCGACTTAAAGATAAAAGATATAAACCGACAATCTCGGATTACATAGGATTGTTGAAATATGAAGATGAGTTCACCGGTGGCGGTACGCCGAACCCTGACGGTAATACTACTAACAATTATTTTCTCGGTTCTGTCAATATCGCCAATAATTTCAATGAATCAGAAAAGCGAAAAATCGACGCCAACCTTGCCGGTTACTACCGACGCCGAGGCGCGGACCGCTTCTGCCATCAGAATTAGAGAGCAGGCGCCGCGCTTATATCTCGCGCTGTTCGAACACCGGACGGCCAGAGGTATAACCCTCGACTTCAGTAATCGACCCTGGGCTTACGATTTATACGAGGACGACTCTGAGCAGATAGCTATTTCCAAAGCATCGAAGACCGGTATTACTGAACTGCTGGCCGTTGATGTTTTCCATAACTCCCGGCTCGGCAAGAACGGAATGTATATCCTACCGACTCAGCCGATCCGTAACCGATTCGTGTCCGACCGCATTGACCGGATGATTCGCAATACCCCGCTTTATCGACAGAATACCTCGAGACGGAAAAAAGACGTTAATGCCAAGGGCTTAAAGACTTTCTTTAATTCGACCTGGTCATTTGTCGGTTCGAACTCCGAGGAAGATTTCTATGAGTTCGACGCTGATATCATGTTTTACGATGAGTACGATAAATGCAATCCCCGGAGCATGGCCTACGCCGCTGACCGCACCGGCGCCGCGGCCGCGGATGCCTGGCGCAAAGTCGGCAACCCAACAATCGGCGGATATGGAATCGACGCCGAATTACAAAAATCAGATAAGAAGCAATGGCATATAGCCTGCTCGCATTGTGGCGAAAGGCAGCCGCTTGACTGGTTTGTTAATTTCGTTACTCAGGACGGGGAAGGTCATTACAGGCTCCGGGATGAGGCGATTGATACCGAGGGTTCAATCCGGGAAGGCCGCGACGCTATGCCGGTCTGTCGCAAGTGCGGGAAGACCTTTGACCGGCTCGGCGACGGTGAATGGGTCCCGGAGTTCTTCGGTCGTGATATCTCCGGCTATAATGTATCCCGGCTCTTCGGAGCGCCCGGGAACGACCATGGTGGGCAGCAGCGAAATATCATCCGGGAAATATTTAACACCTGGAACGAGGCCCAGGGCAACCCAAACAAGTTAATTCGATTTTATAATAACGTTCTCGGAATCCCCTACCGCGCATCCGGTTCAAACATCACAATCGACTTACTCCAGCGATGCGCGGTGGATAATTATTATATGCCTCTGTTCGCCGAGGAAACGGTCTTCGGTATCGATGTCGGCAAGTTCTATCATGTCCATATATCGCAACTCGTAATCGGCGAAGATGGCGTTAAGCGGCGCCGGAAGGTCTTCATCGGCAAACTGGGAACGATGGACGAAGTCGAGCGCGTCCTTGCCCGCTACGGCGCTCACAAGGGCTGTATCGATGCCCTGCCGGAACTTCATACAAGCCGGCCGTTCGTACAGCGCCAGCCCGGACGATATATGACCTATTACAACGTCAAGGATAACGTTCAGGATATGTCGCCAATCGACCGCCCGAAGCGTACTATCCGGCTGAATAAGACCGAATCCCTGGACGCCTCTCATGCCGATTATATCCTCGGCAATGTCGAGCTCCCCTGCAATTTCGCATATCTGGACGGTGGGGATTTCGTCAAGCAGATGGAGGCGCCGACCCGGATACTCAATACCGATTACGACCCGCCGCGATATCAGTGGGATGAGGGGACCTCCCCTGACCACCACCGGCACGCGGACAACCTCGAGAAAGTGGCCACCGATATGCTGGCCGGCCAAACCTTGTTCACCGTTTACAGATTGGGAAGTGATGAAAAACGAGAATCCCGGAATTAAAAACCGGCTTATCGAATTCCTTCAAAAGACTAACCGATTAGCGCCGGCGGAAGTCGTCCAGGTTAATGACCTCGAGGCGGTGACGAAATCTCTCATTCCCGTTAACCCGGCGCCGGAGGAAAAGACTGTCCCCTCGAACGGTAACGGTCACAAGTCGAACCCGGTCGGGCCGCTGACGGTCTCTCTGATAACCAACCAGAGGGCGACACCGCAACCCTGGCCTTACGATTTCCGCGCCCACGCGAAAGTCTATCTGTTAAATATTTATTGCTATGCGGCTCAAAAGTCTATCGCTCAGGATGTCGCTGCGGTGCCGATCCGGGTTAAACGCCATGAGATAATCGACGGTGAAGAACGTTGGGTTGAGGTCTTCGAGGGCGAACTCTATAATCTGATTCAAAGGCCCAACCCCGAGGAATCGATGAGCCAGCTTACGGAGCGAACGATTCTCTCCTACAACGGAACCGGCAACGCCTTCAACACTTACGACTTAATCGATAAAGAACTTTATTATGTCAATCCATTATGGGTGAAGGTGGTAACTGACCATTTCGGTAAGCTTCTCGGGTATGAGATTCGCAATGGCATCCATGTAATGATGCTTGATTATAAGCAAGTTCTGCACTGGCGGATATCGAACCCGAACGGCGAATTCTACGGGATGCCGCCCGGTGAAGTAATCAAGACGGCCGTCATGACGAAGCTCGGTCTCAATCAATACCTGCAAAAGTATTTCGAGCGCGATTGCATGATAGGTACGACCTTGACGACAAAAGAGGAATTAAATAAAGGCGCCCGGGAACGGATGCGCGAAGATATGGAATTTATGTTTCAGGGGTCCGATAAGGCTTTCGGTTTTGCCATCCTCGAGCAAGGCACGACGCTTGAAAAAGTTTCTCAGTTGCTTCGAGACCTGGTGCCTAAACAGATTGACGAACTGATTCGCGGTGAAGTCCTGGCCGCCTACCGGGTGCCGCCGGTTAAAATCGGCTTTCTCGATGGTGCCACCTACGCCAATGCCAATGTTCAGAACTCTCAGTATTATCTGGACACGGTTATTCCGACCGGCCGTGCCTATATCGAAGTTCTCAATCGCAAGCTCGTCCGGCCATATTACGGCGATGAGTATAAACTCGAATGGGATGAATCGACCATCTCAGCCCTGCAGGAAGATGAGAACTTAAAATCAATTCGGGTCCAGGGTGAATGGAATGCCGGACTCCGGCGCTTCAATGAGGCCCGCGATGAGCTCGGGTTAAAACCGGTCGATGAAGAAGAAGGCGGGGAAGAATTTAAGAAAGC